GATTGTTGATTGTGACAATTGGGATGGACCAGTGCACTTTCCATTCTTTATAAAGAAAAATTTTACTGGAATAATTCCTAAAGGTACACCAATAACACAGATTGTGCCAATTAAAAGAGATAACTGGAAAAGAGAGCATAAAAAATTTGATAAAAACTTTTCAGTAATTGCTGCGGAAAAGTTTTATTCAACAATTAAAAGATCATACAAAAGCAACTCTTGGATAAGAAAAGAGTATAATTAAATGTATACAGATCAAATGCGTAGAGCCTTTCATTCTATAATTCCTCCAAAAGGGTTTAAAGTAGAATTAATTGATAATGAACATTTTTTAACAATTAAACTAGACGAATATGTATTTGTAAGGATGGGTCATGATGATAAAATACAGGCTTTACAATATGTATTAAATGCAAAAAAAGCATTAGAAATGGAAGGAGCAATAGTGTTAGTTACGAGAGAGGCTATTAAATGACAATCTTTATATCTATAGCATCTTTTCGTGACCCAGAACTTGAGTACACTATTAAGAGTGCTATTGACAATGCAAGCAATCCAGAAAACCTATACTTTGGTGTTGTTTATCAGGGCCTGCCATTAGAAATGCCAAACTTTGACTCAGTTCCAAACCTATCTCTTGTAACTATGCACTCTAAAGAAGCCAGAGGTGCTGGGTATGCAAGAGCAAAAGCCATGGAACTATATAACAATGAAGACTATTTTCTTCAAATTGACTCACATACAAGGTTTGCAAAAGACTGGGACAGCATATCTATTGATCAATTAGAAAGGGCTAAGAATATTTCTGGTCATTCATCAGTTCTTCTTTCATATTTCCCAGCACCATTTGAGCCAGAAAGTAATGGCGGTATGCATTTAATTAAAAAGCATCCAAAAATAAAATCATATCCAACTAGACAAAAGGTAGCACTAAATAGAAAAAATCAATGGACTGCAGAAAGACTTGAGTTTATAAATAGAGCAAAAGAAGATCCAGAAATATCAGAAACCGTTCTTGGTGGTTTTATATTTTCTTATGGAGCAATGGTTAATGAACTTCCATATGATCCAGACCTAAGTTTTTTTGGTGAAGAGATTTGTTTTGCTATGAGGGCTTGGACTAGAGGCTGGGATATTTATTCCCCTGCAAAAAATATTGTTTATCATTTTTATTCTCGTGGTGGATATTATAAGATCTGGGGAGACAGAAACCTAAGAGGTTTATCTTGGAAAGAGTTAGAAGAAATATCATACAAGAAACAAAAAAGAATACTTTGTGGTGAAGAAGAGGGAATATTCGGTGCTGGAAACGTTAGAACCCTTGCAGAGTATGAGATCTTTACTAATACTAACTTTAAAGATTTTTATAGTTTGACAAACCCAAGGCATTAGGATATAATTAAAACATGTGGGGTGTAGATATGAAAGATATTTTTATTATTGTTTTTGCGACATTAACAGTTTGTTTTGCACTGTCATATATGTTGGTTTTAAAACAATCTATTAAACTTAAAAGAGATATTTCAAAACTATTTATTGAAAATACTTTGCTTCAAGAGTATGTTGATTTAACAAAATCTACAAAAACAAAAGAAGATTCAGATGAATCAATACACAAAGAAAATTTTATTAAATTTCTTTCTGATTCAAGAGACTGGGCTTTTTCATATATTGAAAGCGTACAAAAAGGATTAACAAAGTTTGTTAGTGATGTTGATGCAGACGTATCCCATTTTGATGAATATGGAGATGCATTGTCTATGTCAAGACCAGATTATCCATCTATGAAAAATATTTCAAAGGCATATAAGGAATTAAAAACACTACTTCCAGAGGATGAAATAAAATAATGAGAGATATATTATTATCAACACTAACAGGTTTTGGGTGTGGCGTAGTCTTTGCTGCATTCAAATTACCAGTTCCAGCACCGCCAGTTTTTGCGGGAGTCGCAGGAATTGTAGGGCTATGGGCTGGATATGCTATACTAATTAAGGTTCTATCCTAGGAGGAAACATGAACACAGAACAACTAAAGGCACTACTTGCATCATACGGACGTTCAGTCCTTGCATCAGGCCTTGCACTATACATGGCAGGCGTAACGGATCCAAAGGATCTGTGGACTGCCCTTGTTGCAGCAATCGCACCCGTTGCAATTAGAGCAATCAATCCTAACGACAAGGCTTTTGGTATCTTGCCAGATGCTAAGGCCGTAGAGATGGCTCTGAAGGCTGCTAAAGCACCTGCAAAGAAGAAGGCACCTGCTAAGAAGGCAGCGCCAAAGAAGTAATATTTACTTACAGAATTGCCAGTCTAGAGATAGGCTGGCTTTTTTGTTTTAAGAATTAATAATATCTATATATTTTTGCTTTAATGACTCTCTTGAAAAATGTTCAAACCCTAAATTAAATGCTTTTGTTTTCATTGCTTGCTTATCACTAACAATATAGTTATCAATAAGTTTAGCAAGTGATTTAGGATTAACAGACCAAACACCAACAGTTGCTTTAGCCTTAAACCTATCAATTTTATCAGCCTCTAGTGTCCATTCATCTGGTAATACAGTTGTATTAGGAGAAATCCTGGGCATAAAAACTGGTAGCCCACTCATCAATGCCTCATTCATTGGTAAACATAAACCAGCATATCTTCTAGGCAATACCATTGCATCGTAACCAGAGTAGAGATCCTGTTTGTTTGCAACGTTATCTGTTTCTATAATAACTCTTTCATCTGTTGTTTTAATCTCTAAAGGTGTTTGTGTTTTAATAACTAATTTATAATCTTCTCTTGAATAATTAAGCATCTGAATAACCGTTTCGGTACCGTTGCGATCTTTAACGGCTGCCTTGCCAGCAACATGCAAGATCCTTCTATGGTCTTGTGTATTTATATTTCTTACATCTTTAAATAACTCTGCGTCAGTTGGTGGCGGTAGATGAATAACTTCACATCTATCACCATATAGATTCTTGATATCATTTATATGCCAAGTGCTTGGAGCCAATAATACATCTGGCAAGGACCAATCTTCGTGTTGTAAGTTACCTAAAAATTCATAGTTATATTGAAGAATTGTTTTTATACCAGCCATTCTAGCCATGTCAACAAGTTGTTGTGAGTAAAATGTTTCACAACTAATAACAACATCAAGGTTTTGTAAAAATGCTTTTACTTCTCCTTGTCTAGGAAACCCTCTGTCTGTCGTAATACAGTCATAACCTGCATACCACTCAGGATGTTGTTCATTTTGATTAAAAAAACTTGAGTTAATGAGTAAAATTTTGTCAGGATTTAACATGTTTACTAGTTCTCTGGTTTGATTACCCAGGCCAGTGTTGTCAGATCTTGCTATGATTCCTAGTCTCATTCTTTATATCCCCAAAAATTATCATCTGTAGTAAATTTTTTATGACCATCACGGCCATCTAAATGGTAAGACCTTTTAATGTTTGTGTCAGGATGATAGATCCATAACTTGTGTATATCCCAGCCATCTTTGTTAAAAATATCATATGGCAAAATATCATCTTGAACCCTGCCATGAAAGGTATCTTCTATAAAAAAGAATTTGTCACATGATGGCAAGACAACATCTCTATAATAACTTTTGGTTGTTAAGTGTGGACGTTGGCTCCATTGTGCGGTTTGTAAAAATCCATCCTCTAAATCAAACATTAAGTGCTTGTGAGGTTCTGGAATAAAGGCTTCAAAGTGAAAACGAATAGTGTTTGCTTTGCCATACTCAATCATATCTAAACACTTTTCCCAATCAATAGGGTCAAGCGTAAGAGGAGCATCTCCCTCAACATAAAGAAGCAATGATGTTTTTATTTCTGGCATTGTTCTACGCATCATGCCTGTTTGATGGATATGACTTTCAAAAACCATTGGCAAAACATTTTTATATTCATGCAAACATTTCCACAAAATACGATTTTTATATTCATCGTAATCTTTTTTGCGGTGATTTTGTTCTCTTCTTAACCCATCAATCTGCAAGACTATCTCATTATCTGGAAAGTGAAATCTAATAGATTTAATTGTTTCATCTATGATATCTGTACTTGGATGAGATGGCAAAACAGAAGTTACTACAATAATAGTTATATCCCTTTTATGCATTTAGTTGCTCCATTATTCTAATACCTAAATCTCTTTTATATTTAATCCACCAAGAAACAACTTTGTGCATATTGCTTGGATAGTTTTCTAATAAATCTGGCAGAAGTTCTTGAATGTTATTCCAGTTATCTAAAGATTCAACAGGGAATTCGGGACCAAACATTTTTTTATAAAACTTTGTCTCTGTCATGCTTGGATCTAATTTATCTGCAATAGGAAGAGTTAATAACTCTATTGATTCAAAGAATCTAAATGTATCTATTACTGCTGCCCCAGATGGACATGGAGCAATCTTTGCACTTGAAAGTTTAGCATAGTAATCTTTTGGCTTATCTCCAAGTGAAAATCCTTTTGTTGGTCCATAAAGTGAATTCTTTAGCCTTGGCATGACTGAGGCCAACTCTTTTCTTCTTGAGTGTGTTATCTGTCCCCCAAAATATACGTCATACTCTTTTTCTTTATACTCTGGAACGTTGTTCTTCAGGTGTTGTGGAACTCCAATTGGCATCTTGTTATATTGATCATGTTTTTCATGAGGGTATTGAATCCATATCTCAATATTATTATGTCTAATTTTACTTACATCAAACCTAGCATTCTCATCTCCATTAATAAATAAAACAACTCTAGAAAGTTTATTTAATTCATTAGATAGTTTATCTTCATTACTAGCAGTCTGTGGTCCAGGGATTACAACAAAGGCTTTATCTCCTTTTGGAATTTCTGTAACCCTTATTTGATCTACTTCATGCTTATCAAATATTTCTTTTAATAATCCATAATCCCATTTGTCATTTGCATAATCTTGTCCATCATGAGAATATAAGTATGCGCTATATTGATTCATAGTATAAATGAACCTCATGCTGATAGTCTAAAATTATTTCAGTGTATCCTAATCCTTTTATCCATTGTCTAAGATTATATAAAGACTCATTCCATTGCTGTAGCATAAACTCAGGGTGTCCAGATAACCAAATCTTTGGTTTGTGCTCTCTAAGCACCCTCTCAGCCCCTCCTAGGACCCTCCACTCACTACCCTCTACGTCCAAGGAAATGGCCGTAGGGGCTTTAATACCATGATCATATACACAAGAGTCTATAGTAATCTGACCATAGGTTTCTCCTTCAAGGTATAGTTCTTTAAATCCGTGGGCTGCTTCAATTACATCGTTAACTTCTGGTGGCCATTCATTGTAATATATTCTTGAAAGACTGTTTATCTTATCAGATGCAAATCCAGGAATACAAACCATTGGAAGATCTAAATTGTTTGCACTCCAAAGCAATGGGAAGTGTGACCAAACTTTAGGGTTTGGCTCAAATACAACTACTTCCGCACCCCACATTTGACACAGCGCAGCAAACTCTCCCTCTTCTGCACCAACATAATACATAACATCTCCAGAAGAAATATTTTTAGACATGTGTTTTAGTCTTGGCTTTTCCCAACCATGTGGCTGATACCAATCAGGCCGTGCAGCACGATGCTCTGGTAAAGTAATCTCAAACTCACCATTAATTATTACTTTTTTCATTTCAGTCATCTTGTAACCAATCCATTAAAGATATCTTTGGTGTCCATCCCGTTAAACCTTTAAACTTTTCATTAGACGCAAGAGTTTCTTGTACTTCCCCAATTCTTGACGGGATAAACTTAACATCATTTGAAATCATATTAGCAATATCAATTATAGAATAATTACTTCCATACCCAATGTTATATACCTCACCAAAGCCATCAGTTAGTTCAGATGCAATTATGTTTGCTTGAATTACATCTGATATATGTGTAAAATCTCTACGCTGAGATCCATCTCCAACAACTGTTAGTGGTTTGCCTTCATGATATTGCTTTAAGAATAATCCTATTACTGGTGCATATTGACCCTTTAGTGGTTGTCTATCTCCATAGACATTAAAGTATCTAAGTGATATAGTCTCAAGACCATAAAGATTATAATAAACTTTTGCAAGGTTTTCACCAAATACCTTTGCTGCAGAGTATGGGGTTAGTGGGTCAGATGGTTGTGTTTCTATGTTTGGAAGTATTGCTTTCTTGCCGTAGGCAGATGATGTACTAGAATAAACAAACTTTTTTACTTTTGCCAAACGAGATAGTTCTAATACATTGGCAGTTCCAGCTGCGTTAGACTCAATAGATTTTCTAGGGTTTAGGATTGCTGGCTGAATTCTTGCATCAGATGCAATATGAAATACATAATCAACTCCATTAAATAAATGTTCTATTTGATCATAATCACATATATCATATTTATAATTATTTGCTTTTGGGTTCCAGTAAAATTGCTCATGACACTCTGCTGACTCATTATCTATACAGATAACACTGTGGCCAAGGTCTATGAGTTTATCAACAAGATTAGATCCAATAAACCCTGCTCCTCCTGTTACTAAGCAATTCATTTAATGCCCAACTCTTCTAAGATTGCAGTCCATCTATGGACATAAGTATGTTCTTTCTTTGTACGGTTATTACCATTGACTCTGATTCTTTCTCGTACCAAAGAGTTTTCAAGATACTGATCTATCTTATCTCTTAAATCATTAAAGTCTCCATGCTTGTAGAATACAACTTCATCAGGCATAAAATATTCATCTAAACCTTTAATCTCAGGGTAGATGGTAAAACCACCACGACCAGTAGACTCAAACAATCTATCACTAGTGTAATAAGGATACTCAAATCCTATGTTAAGGCTATCTCCAACTGCAATCTTGCTCTTAGCATAGATACGGTTTAGCGCATCGCCACGAATAGTTCCAGTATCTCCATCTCCACCAACATGAAGGAATCTTTTTCCGTAAGTCTTTCTTAAAAAGTCAATTAGTTCTGGGCGATATTTATGTTCATGGTGATACCTTCTGCTGCCCACAAAAATAACATCGTACTCAAAGTTTTGTGTGTCATAGTCTGGATGTATGTAGCATTCTTTATCATACACTCCTGCAGGCATGAAGTGGCCTTTTACGGCGGTATTGTGATCAAACCAATCAGCCATAAGTTTATCTACAGTAAAGAAATGTCCAATAGTTCTATAGAAACTATCATGCTTAAGATCATTTTGTCTATCAAGGCCAAACCATAGGTCTAAATGATATGTCATTGTTGGAACACCAGAAGTATTTAATTGCTTAAGAACTTCATCCATTGTGATGTTTCCACCAGTCTCCCAGCCATGCGTGTGCACCCAGACAAACAGATCAGATTCTAATGCTTTTTCTAGGATAGTTTGTGTCTTAGCCTTGCGCTCTTGTAATTTTGTCACGGTATGGCCTAAAGACTCTAAACTACTAGCATGATGATTCTCACTACTATAAGAGACTTCAAAATTACCAAGAAAAACTATATTAGCCAAGACTACCCCTTTGTTTTATCTATTATAGCATCTCTGGTAGGATTTGAACCTACGACCTACACCTTAGAAGGGTGTCACTCTTCCGCTGAGTTACAGAGATTTGGTACACCAGATAGGACTTGAACCTATGATAGCCGAATTATGAGTTCGGTGCCTTAACCAACTTGGCTACTGGTGCTTAAGTAATTAATTGCTCTTTCTAACCTTTCAACATTATCTTGGAATACACCAAGACCACGGTTGCAGTTATGGCATATATGTCCTCTAAAACTATTAGTGATATGGTCATGATCTACTACCCAGATACTGGCATTTCCTCCAGTACCCTTGAGTTCTTGTTCGGTCTTTAAACAGATAGGGCAGGTGTGATCTTCTTCTGGATAGCCCCAAACCTTCCTTAACTCTAGCCTTTGTTTTGCCAATTTGGAAGCACAAGACCTACACTCTGGCCTTAAATATTTCCCACCAGAAGATGGAGAAAACTGGGACTTATCTAAGTTAAGCCCACATTTGCTACAAACCTTAATTTACTTGACCTTGTAGGTCA